TTCAGGTTGGTATAACGCACCAGATACATTGAATATATCTTATTCTGAAGGTGGATTTCAATTAGATCTTGAAGTTATTCCTTTTGGACAATGGAATGCTCCAACTCCAAGTAATATTAATATTATTGTTGCAATTACAAATACTGGCGGAATATCTGTAGCATATAGTTATCAAGGACCAGAATATCCTAACCTTAGAACTGGTGTTAGATTACATAGTGGAGAAATTGTTTCTCTTGAGGCATGGGGTGCTACACAAATACAGGCTGGAGAGCCAACTCCAACATTAGCACCAGAACCAGTACCAGACCCAACGGCATCTCCAACAGAAGAACCTGTTACACCAGAAGAGCAACAGGCAGCAGTAGTAGAAGCAGTAACTTTAGCAAATGACATTGCTAATCTTAATTACCTTATCGCAAATATCAATGGTGACAATGTTGAAGAACCTACACCAGAACCAACACCAGAGCCTACAAATGAACCAACAGAAGAGCCAGAATTACCAGAACCAGATGTAGAAGTTGAGCCAGAAATAGTTACACCAGAGGATCCAAGATTCCCTGATGAAGAAGAACAAACTGAACCAGACACTCCCAGTCCTTCTCCAAGTTCCGATACCACAGATGAGGAGACCGAAGATCCAAGCCCTGAGCCTGAGCCTTCTGAAGAACCAACACCAGAGCCTTCACCTCAGACAACGGATACAGATCCAGAGCCAACTCCTGAACCAGAGCCAACTGACGATCAAGAACCTGTAAGTCCAGCACCAGATAATGATAACACGGATAGCAATCCTATTTCTGACGAGGAACTTAAAAAATTAAACAAACTAATTGCTATAAATGATTCTAAATTAATGTCAGCAGTATCAAACTTTATAACTGAATTAAATCCAGAGGCTAAAAAAGAATTTGCAAAAGGTCTTGGAATTAAAACAGACGAAGTTATGCTTATTGCAGAAGCAGCAAAAAACAATCCAGCAGTATCTACCGCTATCGTAACATTTGCTGAAAAGGCTCAAGAGAATGCAGATGCCCCTATGCCATATACAATCGCAGATGCAATTGTTGAGGCTCAGGCAGAGCAGATGCTCGCAGATCCTATAGGGGCGGTTGCAGCGGTATTTACAAACATAGACCTAGATAAACTTATGAGTCCATCTGAATGGGGTAGTGATATGACAGATGACCAAAGAGAAAAGGCACAAGAGGTTATTATTCCAGTGATTCTGGTTTCTAACATAGTTAATTCTGTTATGTCATTAAGGAGGATATAATACGAGTATGGAAAAGATTAAAAATATGTTATCAAAGATGCCCAAGGTAAAGGTTAAGGTGCCTAAAGTAAAGGTTAATGTACCTAAGCCTAACCTTAAACCATGGCTTGAGAAATTAAAGCCATATATGTCAAAGGTATGGGAAGTCCTAAAGAAGACCCCACAATGGGGCCTAAAGGCTCTAAAAGGCCTTCTAGTATGGTTTGGCAAGGCAGTCAAGGAAAGCATTGCCCAATTATGGACATTACTAGGATTTTTTATTGCATGGCTTACTCTTACAGGTACCGCCCAACAGATCGTAGGTATTGCAACAATATTATCTACTATTATATGGCTTGCCACAATATCCCTTCGTGAGGAAAAAGAAGAATAAACTTGGTATAATGGTGGGTATGCTAAGGATAATCGGTCTTGCCCTATTTGCCGTTCTTTTAACAGGATGTGGATATGATGGTCACTATCGCTATCCTTGCCAGGATCCAGCAAACTGGGAAAATGCAGAATGCAAGCCACCTATTTGTACAGTAAATGGGGCATGTCCAGAAGATTTAGTAGGATCAGATATAACTAATGGAACTGAGAGCACAGTGGAGGAAGTACCAAATGAGCAAGAATAGATATACATCTGCAGAATTAGATGCAAGATTAAAATTTGCATTAGGAATTATGTTAGGAGTTATTCTCCTTTCAACAACATTGGGTATTTTATATGCCCTGATTTTTGTAACACAACCAGTAAATGCACAATCTGAAAATGATAAGATGTTCTTTAATGTACTTGGTAGTGTTGCTACATTTATTACTGGTACCCTCGCAGGTTTGCTAATTGGTAAAAGTGGTGCACAAGAAATGAAAGATGCAATGGAAAACAATGCTTCAGTTGCAGAGGAAGTAGCGACAGGAACAGAAGCGGTAGCAGAAGAAGTTCCTGCTGGTAAAGATAATTCACAAATGCCAGAAGAGCAAGAGATTGATGAAGAATGGGATAAGGATTAATCATGGCAGAAATGGGAACAGCAGAAAAGTTAATTGAAATAGCCAAGGAAGAAATTGGTTACATTGAAGGACCAAAAGATAATGAAACAAAGTATGGTGCTTTTACAAAAGCTAATTTTCAACCATGGTGTGGATCATTTGTAATGTGGTGTGCTGATAAGGCTGGCGTAAAAGTTCCAAACACTGTTTACACTCCAGGTGGAGCAGCAGCATTTAAAAAATCTGGCAAGTGGCTAGATGCTCAGATTGCTGATCCAGATCCAGGTGACATTGCATACTTTGATTTTCCTGGAGACGGTGTTGATAGAATTTCACACGTAGGAATCGTTATTAAAGATAACGAGGATGGAACCGTTTGGTGCATTGAGGGTAATACATCAGGAGACCCAAAGAAATCTCAGCGTAATGGCGGGGAAGTCGTAAAGAAACTTCGTGCCTATAAGAAGAATAAAAAGGGTGTACAGATATCCATAGTAGGATTTGGTCGTCCTAAGTTTAAAGGGGCTGCTAAGGCCGAATCTGCCCCATCTGAGGCGGTATCTGAGGCAAAGACCTGCCCTACTTGTGGTCAAAATATCAAATAAAACCTATTTGACGTATTAAAATATTCCTGGTATACTAAATAAACAGGAAAATCTAGGGGTAGGCATGACTTGTATAGCAGCAATAATTAAAGATAATAAATGCTACATGGCTGGAGAAAGAGCTATTGTAGATGAATCACAACAAATGAAATCAGATATTCCAAAGATCTGGAAGTCTGGAGATTATCTATTTGGATATTGTGGAACTCTTGAAGGACAAATAATTCAAAATAATTTTATACCGCCGAAACCCGAAGGCAATATAGATAAATTTATGCGTGGTAAATTTCTTGAAGAACTTAAAAAGTTTTATGATAAATGGGGTATGCCAGCAGAAAAAGACTCAGAATTAACTTTATTGATATGTATTAAAGGCAGAATGTATGAGCATGAATCTGCCAATTTAACAATGATTTCCTATGACACAAATTTTGCTGCCATAGGTTCAGGTTCAGCCTATGCAATGGGTTCTTTGCATGCTACCCAAAACTATAAAGATCCAAAGCGTAGGCTGACTCAAGCTTTAGATGCTGCTATTTTATATAGTCCACATTGTCTATATCCTATTGACTTTTTAAGTAAATAAAGGTAGAATATAGATATGAAAGATGCAAACGATTTTCCTATTTGGTTACAAACTGGTATTGATAATGGTTGGATTTCTGAACCATTCTGTACAACACATGATGGTGATCCTTATATGAGTGAAGAAGAGTCTAAAGAGTGGGAAGATGGTGGCGATCCATGTTGCCATGTTGTTAAATTTACATTATAATAGAAAGATATAAGATAAAAAATGAATAAAGACATAGAATATGATAGTTTTTTTATGAATTCATATCCTAGAACTGGTAGTACATTTTTAAAATTTGGCATTACCATGTTTTTAAATTTTAGAATTTATGAGCAAATACATAGTGCTTTCTTAGCTGGTAAAAAAATAGAAAATACTATGCAGATTATTACAATAAGAGAACCAATTAATTCTATAACTTCTAATATATATAGGGCATATGGAGAGTATATTTATAAAACAGCTCATGATAAAAATTCTATTAAAATAGATAACTTCTTAAAAGAAGGATTAGGAGAATCATTTGATTTTCATAATAATTTTTATCATGAGCTGTATAGCAACGCATATAAAAATGAACAATGCTTGATTATCTTTTTTGATAGTTTTACAAAAGATATTAGAAAAGAATTAATTAGAATATCTAAGTATTCAGGAAAATCCGATAAAATTTATAATTTACCAAGTTCAGAACATATATCAGATCATATTTTCAATATAATGAACAATCATAAATTTAACAATTATGCAACATTAACTCACGGCAATTTACCAAGGCAGGTAGGCGAAGAATATTTTTATATAAAACAATATGTTGAATCAAAAACAAATGAAATTAGTAAAAATATTGAAATTTATAATAAATTTTTACAAAGAGATATGGTATAATATAAATGTACCTGCCAAAAGGGGGTACAGATGAAACTCGCTGAAAAGGAGAATAAAATGGTAAGTTCATTTGCATGGGATCTATTTAAGGATCCTTTTTTTATTGGCTTTAATCGTGAAATGGAACGATTAGCTAATGTTCAATTAGCATCACGGCAAACAAGTTATCCACCTTATGATTTAATTAAGTTGGATGATGATACATATAAACTATCTTTAGCTGTCGCTGGCTTCTCAAAAAATGATATTAATGTTTCAGTAGATGATGGGACATTGATTATTAAGGGGGAAATTGCAGAAGTTACAGATGCAGAAGTTGTTCATAAAGGAATTGCTGCTAGAAAATTTACTCGCACATTTGCCCTTGGTGAATATATGGAAGTAACTGGTGCTGAAATGGAAGATGGAATGCTACATATCAATATTGATAGAGTTATTCCAGAGGAAAAGAAACCAAAAACAATTAAAGTAAAGTAGTAAAATAGAAGTCCCCACATGGGCCTTGGGATGGATTAGTTACCCATTTTATAAATCGGGCCATAGTGCTTGAATACCCGTGTGGGGCTTAATAATTTTTGATATAATAATAATTGCTATGACTGAAAAAGAACTAGCATATTATAATAAACAGCAATTTAAAAAGAAACTTGCTGAAATAAAAACAGCAAGTGGATGTGTGGATTGCGGAGAAAACAACCACATAGTTCTTGATTTTGATCACATTAAAGACAAAAAATACAATATTTCTAGAATGATTCATGATGGATTTTCATGGAAAGCAATACTTAAAGAAATATCAAAGTGCGAAGTTGTTTGTGCTAACTGTCATAGAATTAGAACACACATTAGATTGACTTCTAAAATAGCTTAGGGTATAATTAAATCATGCCAACATACGAATATGACTGTATGGCCTGTGCTATTAGATATTCCAAAACAAGGTCAATATCTGATAGTGATCCAGGCTATTCCTGTGATGTTTGTAATAAACAATTAGTTCGTGTTTATTCTAATTTTGGGATACAATTCAATGGTCCTGGATTTTATAAAACTGATAATAGAAAGTAGATATATAATTATATTATGAATAATATTGTTGAAGACCATCCATCAGTAAAAGAAAAAGAGTATGCATTAAGAATAATTGATCGCTGTGATCAGTGCGGTGCACAGGCATATGTTATGGTAAAAGGATCTACTGGAGATCTTATGTTCTGTGGTCATCATTATGAAAAGATTATGAACAATCCAGATGCATATACAAAAATGATGGCTTTTATGCTTGAGGTTATTGATGAAAGAGATAAGCTTATTGAGAATAGATTAGTTGGCGGACACAATCAATGAAAACTGTTTATTATTTTACCGCCGATTGGTGCCAACCATGCAAAAAAACAAAACCTATTGTTCAAGAACTTAATATTGAACAAACACAGGCAGGATTTCAGATTATAGATGTAGATGATAATGGCGACTTAGTTAAAACATTTGGGATTAAATCGGTACCTACATTTATTTTATTTGAAAACGGTATAGAAAAAAATAGAATTATAGGTGGACAAACAAGAGATCAGCTGGTAGAATTTATAAATGGATAAAACAAATCAAGAAATTATGGATGAGTTAATTCTTGCTGGTGCTCTGCAGGTTGCTGGGGTAGATACGGAAACAGGCGACTTTTTATATCAGTTTACTCCTAAATTAAAAGAAATATCTCCAGTGCTATATGATGAACATGTAAATCATGTTAATGGAGAATTAATGAGACTATGGGAAAAGGGATTACTAGATATTAATATTGCTGATCAAAATCCTATAGTAAGACTTACAGAAAAAGCATTTGATGACAGTATATTATCTACCCTTTCTAAAGAGGATCGTTGGGGAATTGAAGAAATAAAAAGGCTATTGAAAAGCAAAGAACTCTGATATAATGGCATTATGCCATATCATGTAGGTGCCAAAGGATCTTATGGGTGTTCAGGCTACCCAGCCCTAAAAGACGACGGGACAGTAATGGGTTGCCACAAAACTAGAGGGCAGGCTGCTGCTCAAATTTATGCTATTAATGTTAGTGAAGGAAATATTGGTAAAGGCATTCCTAATCTTAAAGAAGGAGATTGGGCATTAACCTCACACGGAGAAGAAGATGAATTTCATATTGGACAAGTAGTTCATGTTATGCGTGAAGGTATGCTTGGGATAGAAGGTGCAGAATACACTCTAACTGCATCTGCAGAAAATCCAGTAGTTATGATTCAGCTATATGAACAAGAAGAAGATGGTTTTTGGGAAGCAACAAGAGAATATTCTGCCTGTATGATGAGTCTAATGATTCCAATTAGCCCATTACCAATGGAGCCAGAACTATCAGAAATGGAAACAGCAATGGATAATTCTATGATGTATCAAAAATCACAGCCATGTTGTCCAGAAGAAATTGAAAAGAAAACGCCCTGTTGGGATGGATATGTTCAGCGTGGAATGAAAGAACAAGACGGAAAAATGGTTCCAAATTGCGTTCCAGTAGATAAAGCAGATAAGCCTAATTATGAAGATATGATTAAACCACGTAGAGGTGGATCAACACCATCAAATCCAAGATTATATGCAAGAATTGTTCAAGAAGCAAAAGATAAGTTTGATACATATCCATCAGCGGTTGCAAATGGATGGGTAGTTCAAGAATATAAACGACGTGGAGGTACATACAAAATGTATGATGAGGATATGAATAAGCGTGAGTTCTCTGGAGCTACTCGTGAAAGAATGGCAGAATCTGGAACAGCTATGCCAGATGGATCTTTTCCAATTGCAAGCCGTTCAGATTTAATGAATGCTATTAGATCTGTTGGTCGTGCTAAAAATTATGATGCTGCAAAACAACACATCATTCGTCGTGCCCGTGCTCTTAATGCAATGGATATGCTTCCAGAAGATTGGAAAAATAAAGCCACAAAAGGAATGGGTGAATGGTCTGGGTCAATATTTGACCTAAATCCGTTTGTAAAATAATGTCTTCGGGATCTTACAAGCCTCACCGTAAATTTAATGCAGTTCAAATAAAAGACGGTATGATTGTTAGATTAAGAAAAGATGGAACAGTAAAAGCAGTATTAGGAAAATACGGAGAGTATAAAAAAAATGCCAAGAATTAATATAGTACAGCCTTCAGATCTTCATAAGGCAGAAACATATACACCAACTTCTGGAATGAAAGCAGCAGCACGTCGTGCACTTCGTTGGAAAGAAGAAGGAAAAGCTACAGGAGCTGGTACGGCAGTAGGATGGGGTCGTGCAACTGATATAGTAGCTGGTCGTGGTCTATCTCTTGATACAGTAAAACGTATGTATTCTTTCTTTTCTCGTCACGAAGTTGACAAAAAAGGAAAAGACTTCTATAATACTAGTAACCCTTCAAATGGCAGAATCATGTGGGATGCCTGGGGAGGGGATGCTGGATTTTCTTGGTCACGTGCAATAGTTGAACGTGAAAAGAAAAAGACAGAAAAAATTTGGGAAGGTAGCGCATTTAATCCAAAAAGGGGGTAGGCAGTGGAGGATTTAAATAATGAAGAAATTAAACAATTACTTAATTTCTATAGACAAAAATCATCTGATCTTGAATTTCAAGTTTTGCAATCACAAATAAAAATAAATAAACTAGTTGCAAATCAAATTGAACCAGAGCCAGCAACAAAAATAAAAAAAATAAAAAGTGATTCTTAGGAAAAAAATTGGATTATTTTTTTGTATTCTTATTGACAATTGCTATATCTTTTGTTATACTTAGAATAGTAAAAAAAAATGAACAACATTTTTTAAAAAGCTTTTCATATCGTCAAAGCGATATACATAGCATTACTAAAAAGTTTTATACAAAAAATACTATAAAACAAAATAAAGAAACTCAGTTAACGAAAAGGATAGATAGCAGTAATGCCAAAATAATTTTGGCTGAAGATAAAGCATATTGGGTTGATAATAATATATTCTATATTGCAGATATTATTAATGATCATCCAGATATGTCTACTGCTAAACCTATTGATACTTCTAATTT